ATCCGGTTGGACAGGTCGGTTTGCTGCGACGGCGTGACCGAGCCGAACCGTAGGACGAGCAGCCCGTAGGTCCCGGGGACGGGATGGTCGAAGTGCCGGTCGGCGCCGACGCGCGCGCGCGCCGCCTTGATCGCGTCGATGACGCTCGCGCCGGCGATCGCCGGCTCGGCCTCGAGCGGTTCGGCGTCCGGCTCGAAGTCGGCGTCGTCGAGCGCGTCGAGCTCGACGACGCTCGGGTAGGGCTCGCGCTCGGGCGAGCCCATTAGCTCACGCCGCCCTGAGGCGTGACCTCGAGCTCGATGATGGCTGCGTCGGTCGACTGCGAGTCGACCTCGGGCAGCGTGCATCGCTTGAGCTTGCCGCGCCAAACGATCGGCTTCCCGAACGTCGTTTTGTCCGGCTGCAGGACGATTTTGTTGACGACGACGTCGGCCGTCCCGACGCGGTCCATGAGCCAGCGCGCGCGGCCGTGGTCGCGCTCGAGCTTGTAGATGCGGGAAATGACGAGCTGCCCGAGCGTGACGATGCCGCCGAGCGAAATCGGCGGCGCCATGCCGCCGGGCTTGTAGGTCAGCTCGTCGGTATCGGCCTCGCCGCCGGTCATGACGTCCCATACGCCCGTGTTGAAACCGTCGACGACGACGGTAATGCGATGCTGGTCCTTGCGCATCGTTGCTTCCCCCTCTCGTTATGCGGCGAGCGCCGACGTGGCGGTCGCGGGTAGCGCCTGATTCGAGGCGACCTTGACGATTTCGATGACGACCCACTCGGCATCCGGGCTCATGCGGACCGAAATGACGGCGTGTAGCTCGCCGTTCGCGATCGTTTCGGGCGTGTTGACGCTCGAGCCGACGTCGACGTCGTAGGCCTCCTCGGCGGTCCGGCCGTAGAGCGAGCCGCTCTCGAAGTAGGGCGCGAGCATCGCCGAGAGCTCGCCGCCGAACTCGGCGAGCGTGTGCCCCTGCCCGTCGAGCTGACGGAAGACGTACCGCTCGCCGATCGCCTCGGCCTCGGCGACGATCGCCATATTCAGGCGGCACCACCCGAACATGCGCCACTGCGGCGAGGCGTCCGGGTCGACGCATGAGCGGTAGCCGTAGGTGCGGACGCCGCCGTAGATGAGCCGAGCCATGTTGACCGAGGCCTCGTTGAGGTCCTGATACTCGAGGTCCGTGTAGCGACCGTTGACGTCGAGCGCCCATACGGTTTGACCGAGCTCGCCGGCGGCCGGGACGTTCGGCGAGTAGCCGCCGGCGTCGTTGCGGGCGATGATGCCGGCCTCGACGGCGGCGTAGGGGATGGTCCTCGTCGTGCCGGCGACGACGCCGGGCGCGACCGCCGTCGGTGCGAACAGCGCGCCATAGCGGGCGTTCGCGTCGGTTTGCAGCGCCTGGCCCGCCGCCTCGAGCGCGGCGGCGTTGCCGTCGGCGCATGAGAGCAGCGCGACGCGGTTGCACGCGACCGCATGCGCGAGTAGCGCCGACTGGTTCGACACGTCCGAAGCGAGCGTCGCGTCGGCGATGAGGACCTGCCCGGGCCCGAGGTCCTTGGTCAGGTTCGCGAGCGCCGACGCGATGCCGGGATCGGCGACCTGCAAGGCCGGCGCCTCGAGCGCGGCGAGCACGTCGGCCTTGGTCGCGAACTGCGCCGGGTCGATGCCTCGGTCGGTCGCGAGCGCGTCGAGCTCCGCGCGGGTCATGCGCTCGAGCTCGTCATGCGCCGGCAGCGCGCTCGAGAGCGTGACCATCGTCCCGGGGTTCGAGCGGGCGACGTAGAGCTTGGCGCCGCCCTCGTGGAAATAGGCGTCGGCGGCGTCGTAGGTTGCCTGCTCGCCGGCGACGGCCGAGCGGTCGCCGAACGTCGCGACGAACTCGGTCATCGAGCGGACGAGCTCGACGTCGGGCGGCGCCGGCGTAACGCCGGGCGGCGTCGCGCCGATGATGAACGCGACGCCCGTGTCGGTCGGCGCCGACCGCGGCGGCGGCAGCGCCCTCGAAATAACGTCTACTCCGGGCCGCATGGCGGCCTCCTTTCGTCGATGGTCGCCACGGCGGGTACTTGCCCCAGTGGTCGCCGAACCACGTCGCGCCGGTCCCGGCGCCGGCGGCCGAGTCGCCGAGCTCGACGTACTCGAACGAGCCCCAAGCGCCGGCCGGCGACGCGACGATCGGCGGTTGCGCGTTGACGAGCTCGTCGAGCGTCGCCGGGATCGTGCAGCCGGCCGGCGTGAAGTAGCCGGGCTCGCCGGCGACGGCGCCCGTTGCGCTCGAGCCCGGCGGCGGCGGCGGCAGGGGCGGCGGCTTGTGCGGGCCGCCGAGTGGCTCGTCGACGACGTAGTTGTCGACGTCGACGTCGTAGGTTTCGACGAGCGGCCACGGGGCCCAAGGGACGCATTCGTCGGCTTGCGGGTCCGGCTCGGTCGGGCCGGCGTCGGTCGAGAGCACGTCCTCGACGTCGATCGCGAACACGGCCGAGCCCGAGTAGAGCGAGCGCACGTCGTCGTAGTCGAGCTGCGTATAGCTCTCATCGAGCCATGCGACGCCGTCGGCGAAGCTCTCGAGCGACTGCTTTTGCGCGACGATCGCCATATGCGCCCGCAGGTAGAGCGCCGAGAGCTCGCGCGACCTCGCCTGCGTTCGCGCCGCGCAAACGACGCCGAGCTCGATGCGCCACGTCGCCCGGTAGTAGCCCTCGCCGTTGCGCCTCGGCGGCGGGGCGAGCCCGGGCGACGCGATGACGACGGCCGGTAGCTGGTCCTCGGGCCACTTGTCGAGCGTCGGCCCGATGACCCATGCGCGCACGCGCTCGAGCGAGCATCGCGTGATCCCGTGCGCGTCCTCGGCCTCGGCGATGTAGGTGCCCGACCACTTGCGCAGTGTCGAGAGGACCGCCTGCTCGACGTCGTGCCCGGTGACGAGCGGGCCGAAGATCGAGGCCGGCGCCGTGACGCTCATGCGCGCGACCTCGCGATCCACGCCTCGATGAGCTCGTCGACCTGTCGGCGCTCGGCCGGCGTCAGCTCGACGAGCTCGCGTCGTTTCTCGCCGCCGGTCCCGCTGTCGTGGTAGCCGGCATACGGCAGCGTCGTCCCGAACCGGAACTCGGTCCGCTCGCGAACGTCGATTTGGTCGTTGGCTCGAGCCGACGTGAGCGCCCGGTAGAGCGCGCCCGACCGCCGCATCGGCCGGACGTCGGCGCCCTCGCGGGCCTTGCGATCGTCGGTCGAGTCGGCGAGCGACGGCCATGAGCCGAGCCCCTGCGTCGCAAACCGGCGCTCGTTCGAGTCGCGGTAGACGCGCCGGACTTTCTCGGACACTCGGCGAATGTCCGAGCCGCGGTCGCCGAGCTCGCGCAGGTCGACCGCGGCCTGCGCGGCGCCGTGCTGCTCGATGCTCACGCTTGACGGCGCCGGGCTCATTCGATCGACGTCCATGAGCCGATCGGGACCGACGCCCAGCCGGCGGCGTACTCGGTCCCGCCGCCGGCCGCCGCCTTGGCCTGCTCGGCGAGTGACTCGAGCGCGTCGTCGTATTCTTGTTTGAGGACCGAGTAGTTCGAGCGGTCCGTCCGGTACTGCTCGGGCCAGTACGCCTTTTCGATCGCGCAGGCGGCGCCGAGCGCGACGACCGTCGCGACGGCCGGCAGTAGCCCGGTTAGCGCCGGGTTGTCGAGCGCCGGGAGCTCGAGCCCGACGATCGCGAGCGAGTCGTCGATATGCCCCTCGACCTGCACGTCGGTCGGCCGGGTCGCGTCGTCGAAGGTGCCGACCTCGCGCATTTGGTCGTCCTTGGTTCGCGTCCGAATCCAGCGCGCGACGTCGTCGACGCTCGGCCGGCCCGGCGTCGCCGGCGTGCTCACGGCGTGACCTCGGGCGCCGGCGGGACGTGCTGCTCGCGCTCGGTCAGCGGGACGGGGTCGGGCGCGTCGAGCTCGGCGTCGTAGTTGCGCTGCCACCAGTCCGCGGGCCATGACGGCTCGGCGACGCGGTCCTCGAACACGAGCCCGACGCCCGCGCACGCGGGCGCCTGGACGCGCGTGCGCGAGCTCTCGGGCAGCGGCATTAGCTCGAGCTCGAGCTCGAGGTTTTGCTCGAGCGTGTCGACGACGTGGTCCCGCTCTCGGTCGGGACGCCGAGCGTTTGCTCGACGCCCGGGCCGGGCGGCGGGTAGCCGGCGTCCTTGTCCTCGGCCGCCGGCGCGTAGGTCGCGTGCTGCGCGTCGCGCGAAACGGTCGTCCCGTCCTCGGCGATGACTCCCATGATCCCCCCTTCGGTTAGGCCGCGTTGATGATCTTGACGACGGCGCGGTTGAGGTCATGGACCATGAACGCGAGCCGAGTCTCATACCGGACGGCGGTCAGGTCCTCTTGGAACAACTTGCGATCGGCGGTCCCGTCGTTGACGGTCGCCTCGGTCGACGTCGACACCGTGACGTCCTTGCGCACGCGGACGTGGAGGTTCGGCCGGTGGACGACGAAGCCGAGCACGTTGGTCGCCGCGGCGGCGTCGGCTGCGTTGTTGAGGTTGGTCGACGTGAACGACGCGAGCCCGTAGAGCGGGTCGCGGCCGGCCGTGTAGACCTGGACCGTCGGGTCGACCGTCGAGCGGGCGTCGCGGATGAGCTGCGCGAAGCCGAAGCCGGTCAGGACGCCCATCGAGCCCTGATCGCCGTAGCCGTTCGCCTCGAGAATGCCCATCGCCTTGGAAATCGCGAGCTGTAGCCCGTCGGCCTTGGTTTGGTCGTACTCGACCGACGCCGTCGTCGCGCGTAGCGCCGTGTCGAACGCCGTCGTAATGTCGACGCCCGAGTCCTTGCCGATCGCGTGCGCGTCGATGACGTCGTTGATCGCCGAGCGGACGCCCGAGTCGACGAGGACGTTGAGGTCGCCGGCCTGGACGTCCTCGATCATTTCGTCCGTGAACAGGACGATCGAGGCGACCTTCTTGACGTTCATGACCGTTTGACCGAACTCGGCGCCGGTCACGGGCTTCGCGGCGCCCTCGCCCACGAAGCCGGCCGTCGGCGTGCCGAGCCATATCGTGAACTGCGTTTTGGTCGCCGACGTCGCGCGCTTGTCGCCGGCGAGCGCGATCGCGCCGGCCTCTTGCAGCATGCCGTTCGTGAGAATGTCGCCCTGCTCGACCGGCAGTAGGTAGCCGCCGGCCGAGAGCGGCGATTCGCGGAGCGGGATTTGGTTTGCCATCGACGCCCCTCCTTAGGGCTCGCGGGTCAGGTCCTGCGCGGCGACCGACCGAGCGCCTCGAGCAAAAGCCGGTTGTGCTCTTGCTCGGGCGTGCCCTTGTCGGGCGCGGTCCCGCGCGCGCCGCCGTCGAAACCGCCGGCGGTCGGCTTGCCCTTCTCCGTCAACAACTTCGCGAGCTCGTCCGCGCGATGCTCGAGCTCCTCGCGGCTCGAGCCGGTCAGGAACTGGACCGCGGCCGGGTCGAGCCCGGCCTCGGCGGCGACCTCGAACCGGAGCAACTTGAGCTCGGCGTCGGCCGCGCGCTGCTCGGCGTCCTCGACCGCCCTTTCGGCGGCCGCGGCCCGATCGGTCAGCCGCTCGACCTCGGTTTTGTCGGCGTCCTCGCGCTCGGCGAGCTTCGCCTCGGCCTCGGTCGCGCGCGTCCGGACCGTCGCGTTTTCGCGACGTAGCTGTCGGACGTAGGCCTCGTCGTAGGTCCGGCCCTTCGACTTCGTGTCGTCGGGCTCGTCGACGAGCTCGGGCTCCTGGCCCTCGTCGAGCTCGGGCTCCTGGCCCTCGAGCTCGGCGTCGGCGGGCGATGCGTCAGGCATTCGCGCCTCCCTGGTTCGGTTGCGCCGGCGGCGGGGCCCCCGGCGGCGTGGTCGTAGCCGGCGCGGTTGCGCCGGCGGCCTGCTCGAGCTCGAGCTCGGCCGGCGAACCGACGAGCTCGAGCATCCGTTCGATTTGCGCCGGCGTGTAGCCAAGCTCGAGCCATATGACCTCGAGCGGGACGCCGAGCGCCTTTTTCTTGGTCGCCGCATCCGTGTGCTGCGCCTGGGTTTGCCGTTCCGGGTCCGCCCACATGGACTGACACTCGGCCGGCTCGGTCGGCGTCCCGGCCGCCGTCATCGCGAGCGCGAGCGCCTCCTCCCACGGGTCCGAAAAGAAACGAATCTTGGCGCGGCACTTCGCGACGAGCCCGGCCTCGGCGACCGAGAGCGCGTCGCCCGAGGCGTTGACGACCTGCCCGAGCAGGTAGTGAGGCGGCGTCCGGGTTTGCGCGGCGAGGTGCTGGACGAATAGCTCGAGCGCGACCGTGAAGTTGCGTAGGTCGGCCGCCGGCAGGCTCGTTACGGCGACCTGCGGGTCGCCGAACGACCACGCCCTCGAGAGCGCCGCCTTGAGCGCCGCGGCGCGCTCGGCGCCCGGGACGAGCGGCTCGCCCGTGTCGGGGTCCTTCGGCACTTCCCAGCCGGTAATGACGCGCTGCGGGAACGCGCCATACTCGCTCGCGATGATGAGGTCGGAGCACAACTTGTTGATCGCGTCTTGCAACGGGATCGCCGGCTCGAGGTCCGAATGCGGGACGCCGCGCAGGCCCGGCTTGTTCGCGAGCTCGATGACCGGGACGACGCCGAGCCGGTTGACGAGCTCCGGCCCGTTCGCGTCGCTGCGCGCGACCCACTCGAACGATTCGCTGCCGTCGACGGGGCCCTCGCTCTCGAACCGCAGGACGACCTCGGGCAGGTAGAGCGTCGCGTAGACGTAGCCGTCGATCGCGTCGCGCCAGTACTTGAGCGCGGCGAGCCGGCGCCGGCGGTCGCCCGGGTCGGTCGCGAGGTAGACCTCGCTCGCGTGCTCGACCGTGATCCGCGGGACGTCGCCGGTCGGGTCGACGAGCAGGTAGCAGCGGCCGACCTTGCCGGCCTCGGTATGCGCGACGACGCTCGCGACGTCGAGCCCGTTCGCCTGCCATAGGTCCCAGGCCTCGGACGACTGCGCGCCGTCGACCTGGAAGCCGACGACCTCGAGCCGCTCGACCGACGAGTCGACGATGAGCTGACACCAGTTGTCGGCGAACGCATCGAACAGCGACCCGAACGCCTCGCGGAACTTCGCCGTCGTGAACGCGAGCGGATGCTCGCCGTCGTAGTAGGCCTCATACACGGCGACGCGCCGGCGCTGCTCGCCGAGCTGGTTCATGAGCACGTCGCGCCAGTCGAGCGGCGTCCGCTCGGCGAGCCTCGGCGCGTAGGCGACGTCGCTCATAGAAAGCTCGCCCCGTGAGCTCGAGCGGTCGGGCCGAGCAGCGTCCGGGCCTCCCACGCGAGCAGCGCCGCATGGGCGCCGGCGACCGGCGACCCGCCGCGCGTCGCCTCGGCGAGGTAGGGGAGGTTCCTCGCACGCTGGACCCGCGCGGCTAGGACGTGCCGGGCGAGCCGCCGGTCGCCGTCATGAGCGACGCGCCCGTTGAGCGCGTCGGCCTGGAAGCGTTGCGTTACCTGCGCCGTCCTCGGGCTCGGCGTCGCGACGTCGACGTCGACGACCTCGCGCCGGCCGAGCAGGTGGCGCCAGCCGTTGACGAGCGTCGCCCATGCCGGCGTCGCCGCCGCATAGATTGCGGCGACCTTGAACCGCTCGAGCGTCGAGCGCATGACGTCGTCGACGTCCTCGTCGTCCACGAGCGCGCCGCCGGCCGGTTCCCAAACCTCGAGCGCGAACAGCACGCCGTCGCGGCGCCGGCAGGCGACGAGCGCGCAGCTCGAGCCCCCGCGGAAGCCGAGGACGAGCTCGTCGCCGGCCTGGAGCTCGGCGCCGTCGAGCTCGAGCCGGCGCCAAGCCTCGAGCTCGAGGAATCCCGACTCGCTCGTCGCCCAAACGCAGCCGTGGAGTTGGAGAAACGTGCCCGGCGTGAGCAGCGGCGACGCCGAGAGCTCGGCGAGCCGCTCGCGCGTGACCCAGCTCGCCGGGTTCGCCGCCTTGATCGCGTCGAGGTCGCCGGCGTCGAGCGTCC